TCAGGTCACGAAACGCGGCGTCAGTATCTGGTGCGGACGGTTGCGCCACAGGTCGATGCCGTCGAGCAGCCAGTTCAACTCATCGACCGTCAGCTCGATGGCCTCGTCGCCGGCATCGGGCTTGGTCTTGAAGCGTTCGGCTTCCAAACGCTTGAGCCACAGGCAGAAGCCATTGCGCTCCCAGTAGAGGATCTTGACCTGACTGCGGGTGCGGTTGAGGAACACGAACAGCACGGGATTGAACACTTCCACCTTGATGTCCAGCTCGACCAGAGCGGCCAGGCCGTTGATGGATTTGCGGAAATCGACGGGCTTTGGGTAGAGGTAGACTTTTTGCACCTTGGCGTCGGGACGCATCATGACGGAGCTCCACGGGAAAAAATGGGGAGCCCAGCATCCGGGAACGGACAGGTCAGTTGAAGGTGGGGTTTATGGAGCGGTTACGTCCATCAGGGCATTTCCCGCGTGGAATGCCAGCGCTGGGTCGAAGAGTCGGTGGCTGTCTTCCCGACCGAAGAAGAGGCCCGCCGCTCCTTCGGCCTGACCCGCGAACGCGCTCGGCAGGTGTACCGCATCCGTGGGGTGAGGGCATGAACCATGGCCGCCAGTCCCTACTACCTGCGCCAAACCCACGCCCCGGACTGCGGCTGCTCTGTGTGCTGGTCCGCAAGGCAGGTCATCCCATTGCACAGCCCGTCGCCGTGTCCGGACTGCCGTCCCCCTGGGCTGCCCTATCGGGAAGATGGCCGTTGGCTCTGCCGTCCCCGTTCCTTCTGCGCGAAACACGATCCGTCCCGGCGTCCGCCGAAGTACTGGCACGTTGTGCACGACAGCGGGAAGCCCACGCCCTTTGTGCCCGTGCGCGAAGCATTCCAATTGGAGGGCTGACCCATGCTCGCTAAGACCCTGAAAGCGCTGCTCCTGCTCTGCCTGATCCAGGCCGCCCGCACCGTGGCCGATCCGGTCAAGGGCCGCGCTCCCGGCTCGTCGGAACAGCTTCATCGTTCCGGCGAACGGAAGCACGGGCGCAGCGCACCCTTGAACGCCTCCCCTCTGAAACAGCCTCCGCTGGGGAGTGTGGGGCCGCTTCTCCGCCCCGCGCTCCCGAGCCCTCGGCGGCAAGAGCGGGATGACAAGGGCAGAGCCCTTGGTGTTGCTCTGCGGGTTCCAAGGGGAAGCGTTCCCCTTGGCCGTCGGAGACGACGTTGCGATAGGGATCGTTACCCGGATGGGCCGAGACGAACACCCGTGGTTGGCTTGGTTCGCTAGCGAATAGAGCCCGGCCCGAAGGGATCGCCCGACAAATCACTTTCACCCAACACCGCTGAATGAAGGCGAAACAGCCGAATTTGCAGCAGCGGGACAACTCACGCCGAAAAAGGCGAATTGAAGGAGAAACACCGATGAACATGTTTGCAACCCAAGGCGGCGTCGTCGAACTGTGGGTCACCAAGACCGACACCTATACCTCGACCAAGACCGGGGAAATCTACGCCTCGGTCCAATCCATCGCCCCGATTCCGGAAGGTGCCCGTGGCAACGCCAAGGGCTTCGAGATCAGCGAATACAACATCGAGCCGACCCTGCTGGACGCCATCGTCTTCGAAGGCCAGCCGGTGCTCTGCAAGTTCGCCAGCGTGGTCCGCCCGACCCAAGACCGTTTCGGCCGGATCACCAATACCCAAGTCCTTGTGGATCTGCTGGCCGTGGGCGGCAAGCCGATGGCGCCGACTGCCCAAGCCCCGGCCCGCCCGCAAGTGCAGGCCCAAGCCCCACGCCCGGCCCAGCAGCCGCAGGGCCAGGACAAACAAGACAAGTCCCCGGACGCCAAGGCGTAAGCCGTAGGAGGCCGCGATGCTCCGCTATCTCTCGCTGTTCGCGGTAGGTCTGGCCACCGGCTACGCCTGGGGCTGGATCGACGGCCTGGCGGCCTCCCTGGCTGTTTGAGGACTGATCGCTATGTCAGGCGTTGTCGCTGTGCAGGTGTGTACCGCGTGGACCTCGAACCCCGAGGGCTTCATGGCGTGTCGCGAACTCGCATGGCAGCAGGCCTACCTGATTCCGCCCGAGGCCGCTGGATACGTGGACATCCTGGTCAACGGTGGTTTCTCCCCGGAAGCCTTCGGCATCGGTGCTGCTGGCGTCCTGGGATCGTTCGTGACGGGGCTTTTGATTGGCTGGGTCGCGTCACTTCTTCGTAAAGCCAAGTAGAGAGGAAACACCATGAAAGCAATGAAGCAACGCATCGCCAAGTTCAGCCCGGTCGCCTCGTTCCGCAACCTGTGCATCGCCGGTTCCGTCACTGCCGCGACTTCGCTGCCGGCCTTCGCCGGGGTGATCGACACCAGCGCGGTGGAATCGGCGATCACCGATGGCCAGGGCGATATGAAGGCCATTGGCGGCTACATCGTCGGCGCCCTGGTGATCCTGGCCGTTGCCGGCCTGATCTACAGCATGTTGCGCAAGGCGTAACGGGTGCTCTGGTCGGTGTGGTTGGGGGCGTTCTTCGCCGGCGCCTTCATCACCGGGTACCGGACCGGCGAATTCTTCTAACCGAACAGACCGAGGCGGAAGCCCCTCCGGAGTTTCCGGCGGGGCTTTTTATTACCCGGAGAAAAGATAAATGAGCATTAAGACATTGATATCTGTCCTGAGGGTAACGCTTCTTACGGCGTGCTTGTTGCCTTCGTTATTCTTTGTTCGGAGTGCTATTGCGGGCCCTTATATATGGGAGGTTGTTATGTATTCCTCCAGTGGCTCTAGCACTCCTGCCGAAGCATGCGAGAAAGCACGGGTTGTTGCGGATAGGTCTCCGGATTGGAACTATACAAGCGCCACGCCCAAGATGAATGGGTTGGATAATTCATATTGTTCTGTTGTGTATGTTTCTCGTAGAGACCCTAGTGTTGTTAATACTTGTGATGACTGCGCTAGCTGGAAGCTTTTTAGAAAGGGGGATCAGTGTGCCAATGCTGATGATACCTACAATGCCTCCACTGGTATTTGTGAGCCGCCGCCCAAGGAGTGTAAGGAAGGCGAACTGTTCCCGGCCAAGGGCCCGGACTCGCCCGTAGTTACCTCGGGAGGCCGTAACTATGTCGGTGACGGCGGCGCCCCGACCGCCTGCTATCAAAGCTGTGAGTATGGCGGCAATCCCAGCCCGGCCAGTTGCTATCTGGTCAAAGGCTCCACCACGACGGGCTTCTGCAACTACATTCTCAAGGGCACCGGCCAAAGCTGCGGTGCCGACTCCTACACCTTCTCTCAAACCGGCGATTCGCTGAACCCGCCCGACACTCCGAACACCGATCCCTCCGACCCGAACGACCCCGGCTGCCCGCCCGGCTGGTCGTGGTCGGGGACTACCTGCGTCAAGACCCCGACCGATCCCACGGATCCAACCGACCCGACCACGCCGGGCGGTGATGGCGATGGCGGCGGCGATGGCAATGGCGGTGGAAACAACAACGGCGGCGGCACCGGCAATGGCGGCGACGGCAGCGGGGGAGGGGACGGCAACGGCGGGGGCGATGGTAGCGGCGACGGTGACGGCAGCGGCACGGGCGGCGATGGCAACGGCACCTGCGACCCGGCGAAAGAGAACTGCTCCACCGGCCCCGAAGGCCCCGGCGGCGAACTCAAGGAACCCACGCCCGGCACCTGGGATGACGCCATCGCCACCTGGGAAAAGAAGGTCGAGGAAGCCAAGAAAGAACTCAAGACCAAGGTGAAGGCCAACGTCGACCAGATGAAGGGCGCCTTCGACCTCAACCTGGCGGAAGGCGGCGGGCAGCTGCCCTGCGAGTCCATGACCATTTGGGGCAAGTCCTACTCCCTCTGTATCTCCGACTACGCCGGCCAACTCTCCAGCCTGCGCGTGGCGCTGCTGCTAATGGCCGCGCTGATCGCCGCCCTCATTCTGCTGAAGGACTGACCCTATGGAATGGCTCTCCGGTTTTCTCGATCAGATCATCGCCTTCTTCCAGTGGATCTGGGACTTCTTCGCCCAAGGCATCTATGACTTCGTGCGCGACGGACTGGTGGTCGCCACCAAGGCGTCGATGTACGCCGCGCTCCAGACCCTGATCCTGCTGATCGATGTCAGCTACACCGCCGCCCGCGAACTGATCGACAGCCTTGGCGTGCCGCAGATGATCCGCAGCATGTACGCCGCGCTGCCGGGGCCGATTGCGGCGGGGCTGGCCTTCTTCGGCGTGCCGCAGGCGCTGAACATCATCATGGTCGCGGCGGCGACGCGCTTCTGCATGCGCTTCGTGCCGTTCATTGGGAGGTGATCCGTGTCGATCAAGATCCATCACGGCCCCAATGGCTCCTACAAGACTTCCGGCGCAATCCAGGATGACGCCGTGCCCGCGCTGAAAGACGGGCGGGTGATCATCACCAACGTGCGCGGCTTCACCCTGGAGCGGGCCTATCAGGTCTTCCCGGACCTGCCCAACACGGCGGAAATCATCAACCTCGATCTGGAGTCGCTGGAAGACCTCGAAAAGATGCGCACGTGGTTTCAGTGGGCGCCCCGCGGGGCCTTCCTGATCTTCGACGAAACCCAACTGCTGTTTCCCAAGTCCTGGCGGGAAAAAGACCTCGAGCGCTTCGACTACCCCGGTGGACCGGAAGCGGCCCACGCGGCCGACCGCCCCATGGGCTGGCTCGACGCCTGGACCCGGCACCGGCATTTCAACTGGGACATCGTCCTCACCACGCCGAACATCTCCTACATCCGCGACGATATCCGCATGACCTGCGAGATGGCCTACAAGCATTCCAACCTCGCGGTGATCGGCATCCCTGGCCGCTACAAGGAGGCCCAGCATGACGCCCAACTCAACCGTCCGCCCGCCGATGGCACCATCATCGAGTACAAGCGGATCCGAAAGCAGACCTTCGCCCTCTACCAGTCCACGGCCACCGGCAAGACCCAGGACACCAAGGCGGGCAAGAGCCTCTTCTGGTCGCCTAAGCTGGTTCTTCTACTGGCATTGCTGGCCGGCACTATTGGCTTTGTCTGGTATATGGGGCCTCTGCGCACGATTGGCGGTCCGGCTGCTGCGACACCTGCCGACGCTCCTGGCGACCCTGCTCAAGCGCCTGCTGCGCCCGCTGCTGTGGCTGCTCCAGCGCGTCCTGCTGCGAATAGCTTTCTTCCTCCTGGGCTTGTACCTGATGGGTCTGCTGCTGCGCCTGTTGATCTGAACGCCCATCCCTTCGCCGATCGGCGGATCTCCATCCTTGCCCACGCCTACCGCAAGTCGCGGGGCGACATTTACATGTTCGCCCTGGAGGATCCCACGGGCCGGCGCCTGGAACTCACCAGCTGGCAACTGATCGGCTCCGGGTACCGGGTGACGCCCAAGGGCGAGTGCGTCGTAGAGCTTCGCTATGAGGACTGGAAACAGACCGTCACCTGTGCCGGGAGGCAGGCCGGCGCGGTGGCCAGCATCGTTCCGGCAGCGCCTGTCGCCGCCTCTGCGGGCGCCTCGCCGAAGGGGCAGACGCCGCTGACCATCGTTCCCGATTCCGAATACGCCTCGCGGCCCTGGAGGCAGAAATGATCGATTGGGAATTCCTCGTCCCGGTGGCGATGGGCTGGGCGCTGCATCACTGGTGGACGGTGATGACGGCGCTAGCGGCGGTAGGGGTGCCGCCATGAGGGGCGGGCCGCGCCGCCGGCCGGGAGCGCAAGGCATGAGCGATAGGCCGAAGGCGCGGCCGACGCCCCTGTAACACGTCAGATAACCCCCGATCAGCAACCCCATAGAACCTCATTAACGGGTAAAGAACATGAAGACTCCGATCCATCCAACCCGACTGGTCCTCGAAGAAAACGGGGATTTCCACAAGTCCCCGAAGGGGATGCTTTTCATGGACCCGCTCAATGGACAGTTCACCGACCTGTCAGGCGTGCGGATCCTGCGGTGTGGCGTGGACACCGTGCGGCAGTTGTACAACGGCAAGTTGCGTCCGGAAGTGATGGCGCTGTTCGACCTATCGGTGGATGTGGTCGAGTTCGCCGGCTACGAGTGGTCCAAGGGTCGTATCGGTCGCGACTCTGGCTATCAGTACCGCCTGCAGAACGCCGAAATGGGCCTGATCCTGCTGATCAAGAACCACAACATCAAGGTCGACACCATTGGCTCGCACCTCAAGATCGAGGTGTCGCCCCACGCCATTGACGGCGCCGACCCGCGTATCCTCCAGGGCGTGCTGGATGACTTGGCCGCAGCGGTGCTGAGTCACTGCGAGACCAACCAAGCAGCCGTGCATATCGCCCTGGATGTGCAGGGCTGGACGCCTCCGGCTGATCTCGTTGATCGCATGCACTGCCGCTCGCGTCGGGTACGGCAAATCAGTGGGATCGAGCGGATCGAGTTCGACGGCAACGCCTCGGTCTACGGGCGTGGCGAGACGTACATGTTCGGCTCGGCCAATGGCCTACAACTGTCGATCTATAACAAGACCCTCCAAGCTCGGGCCACCGACAAGCTCGACTATTGGGAAAGCGTGTGGGCGACCCTGAACGGGGATCCGTTCGGCGATGGCGACCCGGCCTATAACCCCATGGAAACGGTGTGGCGGATCGAGTTTCGCTATCACCACTCCATCGTCCAGCAGTTCTCCGAAGGCTCACGTATGGCCTCGGGAGAGGTCATCGGCTGCCGCACCTACGAGGGCCTTTGCCCGCACCTACAGGGGCTGTGGAACTATGCCTGCGAGGCATTCCGTGTGCTCTCTCGGGAGGGCATGTATGACGCCTTCTGGAGCCTGATCAGCCAGGATGCTCGCGTCCAAGTCGAGTGCGATCCGCTGATCGAGCGCACCGAGTATCGGCGCTATTACAAGACTGCCAAGGGCTTCAGCGGGCGTAACTGCGAGATGTTCCTCGGCCAGTTCGTGAGCCTGATCGCGCGGGAGCGTGTCCCGGCAAAAAAGGCTATTGAGTCCGCCCGCAAATTGGAGTTCTGGCACGTTATCGAAGACCACTATCTCGCCAAGGGTTGGACTCGTCGCGATCTGGAAAGGCATATACACAAGCTGATGTGTGATCGCTATCTGCGCAAGGGATATGCGATATGA